TAGTGTTTCGCAAGGGAGAGAATTTCGATGCCAGTTCTAGTTCCTGAAGTGGTGTATGTCCCATCTGCGGAGATTGCCCCAAGTCCTTTTAACCCTAATGTCCAGACTCCAGCGGCGTTTGAGGCATTAGCTCAGTCTATCAGCGATGACGGGTTCGTAGAAAACCTGTTGGTTGCTCCCAAGTCAATCCTAGATCGGCGCTGGCAGGAGAAATATCCTCAGGCTACTTATTGCATTGTGTGGGGCGAGCATCGATGGAGGGCGATGCTTCTTTTGGATGAGGACGCGGAGATACCCTGCGTGGTCCTCCCAGAGGATACGCCCCTAGCGAAGGTGAAGGCTCTTGTGGTACGCGGGAATATGTTACATGGTGACCTGGACAAAAGGGACTTTACTGCGTTATTCGATGAGGTCGAGGCGGAGTATGGGACTGAGGCTACGAAGGCGCTTATGGGATTGTACAGCGACCGCCAGTTTCAGCAGCTGTATAAAGAGGTAAAATCTGCTCTACCAGAGGAGATGCAAAAGGAATTAGACGAAGAGAAGGACAATATAAAGACAATGGACGGTCTAGCCACTACGTTAAATTCGATATGGAGTAAGCATGGCGAGACAATCCCTTATGGGTTCATCTCTTTTACGTTTGGTGGGCAATTATGCTATCTTATCGAGATGGATGGTCGGCTGAAAGGTCAGATGAGAGTTATCACTTCTGATTGTGAGGAACAGAAGCGTAACATTAACGAATTGCTAGGGATCATTATAGGAAGTGGCATGAAGGCCGTTTCGTCCGATGATGCCACGAATGGTGACTGATAGTGTATCCGAAGGATGGTTCTCGTGTAAGCAAGAGCCCCTATACACAAGAGATCTACGATTGCCTGCGTTCGCGTTGGAGCACCCCGCGCATTCGGCGGCGCCTGATTCGTAGATACGTTCCGCAGGAGGACCAAGCTCTAGGTACGGTCGAGATGTGGGAACGGCACGAGATACCATCGGCGCGGGCCATTAACCGCTATGTTTCCAAGTGGTTGCCGTCTACGGATTTGTTACCGAGCAGCGTTATCGACGAGAAGTTCGCTGGCATAGATGTTCAGATAGATACTCTGAACGAGCTTGGTCAGCTGGTGATTATATCGCGGGATCATCTTGCGAGAGCTGTAAAGATGGAGGAGCGGTTGGACATACCCACGGACATTCTGTCCAGGGTGCAAGAGTCTCACGCTAAGCTAGTGGAAAAGTACCTGAGGGTTATGTTTCAGCTGGGAGTGGAGATCCCTGGTGTGGTATCGCGGCAGGAGATTAACCTTGGTGCAGAGAAAATTCAAATAGTCGCTATAGGTGGTATAGACCCGGACAAGGATATTTAGCGTATGGCAGCGACTGAGTTTGTTTTCTACGGTGGCAACGCCGAGTTCGTTGCGTACAAAGGGCCAGAGGCTATTGTTCATGGGCCGGCTGAGACGGGTAAAACGATTTCTGCTTTGTGGAAGCTCCACCTCTGTGCCATGGAGTACGATAATGCTAGTATCGTTATCATTCGGAAAACCCAGCGTAGCATCTACGAGACGGTGCTGGAAACATATCACAAGAAGGTACTGGGAGGGCACCCAGAGGCGTGGGGCATTTCCGCTTTTGGTGGACAGAAGCCTGAGTGGTATGATTACGTGCGGACTGGATCCAGGATCTGGATGGCTGGGATGGACAAGCCCGAAAAGGTATTGTCTGCAGAGCGTGATATAATCTACGTAAATCAGGTAGAAGAGCTTTCGCTTGAGGACTGGGAGACATTAACAACACGGACGACTGGGCGCGCGGGGCACATGCCGTACAACCAGACTATCGGAGACGCTAATCCTGCATGGCCTGCGCATTGGATGTATCATCGAGACTCGCTGAGGATGTTTGCAAGTCAGCATATCGATAACCCGACACTATACCATGATGGGGAGCTGACGCCACAGGGCAGACAGACACTAGATCGGCTGCAAGCGCTGACAGGGGTTCGGCGAGCCAGGTTGTACGAAGGGGTACCGGCTCAGGCGGAGGGAGCGGTATATCCAGAATATAATGAAACGATTCATCGTGTATATGAGGATAAGGTGCTGTGGGAAAGGTTTGTTCGTTTCGTCGGAGCTGTGGATTGGGGATATCGAGAGCCTGGGGTTATCTTATTGTGGGGCGTAACGTCTGAGAACGAAATGTATACGATACGCCAGATCTATCGTACAGGCAAACGAGATGACTGGTGGATCAATGCTGCACTAAGCCTGGAACAAGAGTTGGGAGTTGTAGAGGCGTGGGCTTGCGACCCATCGCGGCCAGCCTATATTGACGCATGGCGTGACGCTGGGCTTAATGCTATAGGGGCAGATTCGAGAGTCCAAATTGGAATTGATACAGTCAAGAAGTTTTTCGATAACCGCAAGCTGTTTTTTGTTCGTGGAAGCCTGACAAGACCTGACGAGAGACTTCGGCAGGCTAAACTGCCATATCAGGTTGAGGACGAGATCCCCAGTTATGTATGGAAGGACATGAAGGGGAAAGAGCAACCGATCAAAGAAGATGATCATGGTTGCGACGCTACTCGTTATGGTGTAATGTATGTTAATTCGGGGCGAGTAAGAGCTAGTGCGATAGAGATACCAGGATACATAGAACATAAGCGGCGCGGGTCGTCGATGATGAGGAGATAATTATGGTAGGGATCAAGACAGTATCGGGAGAGAAAGTTGTAGAGACACCTCATTATGATCTTGGATATAAGCCACATCATATTCTAGACGGATATGGCTCCTCGTTCTATGGTGATCCAAACACTCGGTATGGCAAGCGGACAACCTCCAAAAATGTTACTACCAAGATCAAGATGCAAATGATGAGTGATCATCGTATTGCGCTGGCAAACTATTTCATTTTTGCACCTTTGGTAGGCGCTCCGTGGGAGATCCAGTGCGCTGATCCAGGACGGCAGGCGTTTTTCGAGGCGATGTGGACACCTATACACCGGTCATTCATGCTGCAAGCAGTTTTGTCTATCCCAGTTGGGTTCTTGGCGATGATCAAAAAGCTGCGTTTCAAATCGCCTGGGGCGACAAGCGAGCAACGAGTACAAGGAATTGAGCCGTGGACGGGGACTGCGGACCCGGTCACTGTGGTTGGGTTTGATCAGATTCATCCAGCGTATGCCGATCCTCTATTTGATGACAATGACAGGTTTATCGGGATACGTCTCTCTCATACTTCGTTCATGAAGCCAAAGGACGTGCCGCTGGACTATAGTTTATGGCTTACACGTGGTTTGGCTGAGGCTTATGGTGATTATCGTGGCATGGGGCGGTTGGTTTATGCTTATGATCCCTGGTGGGATTCAATGTTCTCTCGTGATCTGCGCATTCGGCATATCGAGCGCTGTGTGGATCCTGCGATTAAAGTATATCACCCGCCTGGTGGAGAGCCAGACCCAGACGATCCGAACAAGATCAAAACGTCATATAAGACGACAGCATTGGAGCTAGGCGAGCAGTTTCGCTCAGGAGCTACCGTGAACATTCCCTCCTCGACCTATCTAGACGAGAATGGTCGGCCCACAAGTATCCGTCAGTGGGATATTGAAGCGGTAGATGGGATGTCTAATATGGGGGCATTCGAGATCATTCGCTCACAAGATGATGCTGATATTTTCATGGGCATGTTAATACCTCCGCAGGCACTTGAATATGCGAAGGAATCCCTGGGCGGAACTGGCGTTGCCCAGGTATTGATTGATACAGCGACAAATATGCTGATTAATGAATGGCAAAATATCGCAGATCATATAGAGTCGTATGTGTTCGCCCCTCTATCTCGCTGGAACTTTGGAGACAATGATCCGCCAGTGCATCTAGTGGGCAGAGGTTTTCGTGATGAGGACACTGCCTGGTTGGAGAGTTTCATAACAGCATGGGCAAGCCGGCCCGACTCGGATGTGAGCTGGTTTGACGCCAAGTCCACAGCCACTCAGTTAGGAGCTCCCGTGGTGGAGGATGAATTCGGCGAGGAGGCGTTGTCTCTGGCTCAACGCTCTCACGCCTCGGCAAAGACCATTATGCAGCGACAGCGTCGGGAGCGGGATGGACTAGAGGAGGGACTGACGCGCGGGTTGCGCTCTTTTTTTCGCGGACAAGCGAAGCGAATCATAGAGCGAGGAGCACGGGTAAAGGCACAAGGGTTGCGGTTCGCAAGTGGTGAGCAACTGCCTTTTGACCTTGGCCAGACGTTTTGGGAGGAAGAGACCAGGAAGATTGACGTAGTGATTGGCCCTCATATAGATGATATAGCGGTGGCGGGGTCAGAAGGCGGGGCGCACCTGTTAGAAGCGCAGACTGGCATAGGCGTAGACTGGACAGTAGGGAATCAGAGCGCTATCGACTGGGCTGACCGTCATGCGTTAGAGCTGGCTACAGACCTCACGAATACCACTCGCGGGATTGCTCACCAGGAAATGTCAACGTGGTTGCGCCAGGATATCACGGACTGGATGAAAGAGGGCGAAGCTCTGCCAGGGTTGATTCGCCGTATGCAGAAGCGCGGGTTGGGGAAGGCGCGTGCTGAACTGATTGCGTCCACGGAAGTCACTACTGCTTATGCACAGGGGAACATAGCTGCCTGGAAGCAAAGCCCGTTTGTGACCGGCAAGCGCTGGCGGACTGTGCAGGACGAGCTGGTCTGTCCTTATTGTAGTGGATTGGACGGAAAGGTTGTCGAGATAGAAGGAGATTTTGAGGTTGCGCCAGAGGGGCTCACCCCCTTGACCGTTGACGCGCCGGCGGCGCATCCTGGGTGTCGTTGCTATTTGCAGCCGTTCTTGGAGGAGATACCGAAGGGCGCGCAAGCAGGCGGGCTTGGCAAGGAAGGGCACGAATGATGAGTAGTGATCTAATCAGCATTGATCTTAATACGAAGGAACTGGAACAGCTAGTCAACTTAGGCCCGCGATTGCCCAAGTCCACTGCGAAGGGGATTGGTACGGGGCTGGCTCATAGCATATTGTATCTGCAGTCCAAGACGCCCCCGTATCCGCCGAAGCTTCCAACTAGCATGTATCGACGGACCGGAACATTGGGGCGCACACTCACTGGACAAACGCAATCTGGCGAGGAAGGGTGGGTTGTAAATGAAGTGGGCGGGAAGGGGCTAAAGATGTATGGACGGTGGGGCACGAAAGTCCCCTACGGACATTGGGTTGTTGGAGAAGATCAGGGCGCTGCTTTTATCGACCGGTGGTGGCAGTTATCTGATATCCTGGCTGCTGAGCTTAACGCTATCGTTGGGCTCATCGAAAAGGACGTCTGGGTTGAGATAAAGACTTTGTTAAAATGAATGGACTAGTAATATGGAGTGTAAGAAAAGATGGCTGAAGCATCATTATATTTGGTTAGTGAGAATCTAACCTGGAAGGAGGTGCCATGCCGACTATAAATGTACTCGATTATAGCTGGCACTGACTCACCGTTCACAGTTATCGCTTGATGGCGTTGCCGTTCTGGAAGATACACTTTTTTGATCCTCAGCACAGACGCCGGTGGAGATACGAGCAGCGACCTCTGCCAGAGAGTTTTGGCGGGTGGGTGGACAAGTATGAGCCAGGAGCTTATGATCTAGTGATCTCGCATCTCGATAACTGGTGTGATAGGACGCAGCTACGAGCATTGCCGTATCGGATGTTGAACACTGTGGTCAACATCCGATACGGCAATGCTCGTAGC